TCAAGAATCTTACCTAAAATATAAGTAGGTGATCCTAACTCTGTGAAGAATTCAATATTGTATTCTTCCCTGTTTAAACGATATGAAATATGATCGGACTCTACTTCAACTGTATACGTATTATCCTCATTTGCTGTTTTCTTGAGATAGGCCGTATCGAACCAATCATCATCAACCTCAAAAATGGAATTATCATCTATGAAATTGCTTATTCTCCAATCCAATACGGCCTCGAAATCAAGAACGTTTTCACCGTTGATCTCTTCAAGACGGTTTGAACTTAAGGCGTTTTTAATGACGCCCAATCTTTTAAAACTTGAATCTAATATTTTGATCATAGCGTCATATTCCCCCTTATAACCACAATGGGATAAATTCAATTGTGACAGTCACGTCCAGACCAGTTCCACCAAATGCTAAAGTATTAGCTCCGGGAACTACCTTAAGAAAGGTGTCGATATCACCACCAAGAGTATTAAATTTATTTACTCCGCCTAAAGTACATTGCATTTCAACGTTATCAACTATGAGTGTCCCGCTGCCAACTTCATTATACGTTAACGATTTTCCATTCAGTCCTAATGATAATGTTGTCCATGAACCAACAACCTTAATCCGGAATTTACTCCCCTGAGGGCTTCGATAATTAATCAAGCGCGTCCCAGGGTGAGTAAATGCTTCGTTCTTCGACACAAGTGTAACGAACTCGTGAGAGACCTCGGTAACGGAATATGCGAATGGTTGACAGTCAAACTCAATGTCTGCTGAACCCGATTCCCACAAGCTATCGAGGTCTATCTCACTTGTCACCTTTGCCATGTAATACTTATCGTCCTCGTCATGAATTCTCAACTTGGCCCAAGTATTTGTACTGAGCCATGCAGCAATACTGCGCGCTCTTGATCGTAACTCCTCATAGGAAGTGCCAATATACTGTATCTTCATGGTTAGAGGACGCATCGTAAATTCAGTACCTTCATCGTCGAAGTCGTAGACTCCGGAGATGCCAGGCAACTCCACCCTCCTGACTTTAGCAGAAGGAAGTAACGGTCTTTTTACAGATTTGCATACAAGATTAAATGAGCTGCTTTCTATTTCATTAAATATGAATGCTCCTATCATGGTGTTACTGGCACCCCCTTTGCTAAACTATACCTGTCAAGCAGGTTTCTCTGATCGCGACTGATCTTTCTTATGTCATTATCGTTCCGGACGGCGTAATGGTTAATAATTTGTATTCTGCTGTCGTCCGTATTGTTTGTTGTTTGGGTCGTTCCAGCAGGATCTCTCCCATTTTGACGCTGTGCTGCAACTGTTGAAACTCTGTCGGTGGAAGCCGATACATCAAGCCCTTGTTTCTTATCGAAAGTGGATTTAAGGCCATTTTCAACGTCCGTCATATCTACAACAGGTCGAATAGTTGGTTGCAACTCAACATCACTATCAAGGACGTCCTGGACATGAGCTAAAGCATCACTCATCCCATTCACAGCACTATTTCCAAGATCCTCCGACGCTGCGACAACCTTTCCACTCATTCCTTCGAGACCAACAACCATACCTTTTCCAGTATTTTTACCAATCTCTTCGAAGACTTTCGATGGTGATTTTATACCAAGAAGTCTCTTTGCTCCATCGATGGCGCTACCAACAACTCCTTTGACAGAATCGACTAAGGATTTTGCCATGTTAGTGATACCTTTAATCAATCCGCTTACAATCTCTCCACCAATCTTTGGAAGACGTCCAAGGAATGATGTGATAGCCTCTATTATTGCTGTTATTAGATTCTCAACAGCATCATAGATAGCATTATGGTTGTTACGAATGGCGTCAGCAAGACCATTAATGAATGAGATGATCAGTTTGAATGCCATGTCAATGACATCAGGAATTTTCTGCCTAATTCCATCAAGGAAATTGAGTATAATGTCGATTCCAGCTTTCACGACGCCAGCAATATTGTTTGCAATGCCTTGAAGGAAACCGATTATAATCTTCATTCCAGCATCAACAAACTGGGGAACATATTCAACGAGTTTTGTTAGAAGTTCGAGTATGAAATTAAGTACGGTTAGAATAACTGGTGGGGTCAATTCTGCAAGTAATTGGATAATACCAGCAAATAGTACACCAATGGCCTCGAGAATGACTGGTATGCCTGTAATTATAACCTGTGCGAACGCTATAATTGCGTAGCCAACTTGCTCAAGTAGGAATGGGATTAATCCGATCAAAGCTGTTACTATCCCTACCAGGGCCGCTGTGCCGGCCGCACCAGATACTGCTAATGCTGCTAAACCGGTTGAAAAGAGAAGCATACCAGCGCCTATCGCAAGTAACCCAACACCAAGGAGCGCTATAGCTCCGGCTAATCCTAATATTGCAGGAATTATTGGAGCCAATAGAAGTCCAGCGACACCAATTACGGCAAACATGCCTGCTAAAGCGAGTAATCCTTTAACAATCTCACCAATGGACATACTTCCTAGAGTTTTAAGAACACCTGAAAGGACGGTGAGTGCAAAAGATATAACTAACAATGCTGCCGCACCAGCAAGAGAGGTTTTCATAAACATCATTGCTATTGCTATAATTGTAAGCGAACCTGCTAAAGTAATGAGACCTTTAGCTATCTCCTCCCAAGTCATACTTCCCATGTTCTCTAATGCCTTTGAGAGGATAAGTAATGCTGTTGCTATTCCAAGCATACCAAGTCCAATGGAAATCATATTCTTTGGCATTATTTGGAGCGCGAGTACAATTGTCCCGAGAGCAACACCCATCGCCACCAACCCTTTAACAAGTTGTTCGAGCGATAGACTACCCAACTTCTCGATAGCACTGGCAAATATGAGCATTGCTGCACCGAGAATGACTAAACCAATAGCCGTAGATATAACGCGTTTTGCATCCGGTGTTGCGTTAATGAATAGAGTGAGTTCAACCAATATAACACCCATGGCAGTAAGCCCTTTAACGAGAGCTCCAAGGTCGATCTCACTGAGTTTCTTTACGGCACTAGCCAACACCGTCATGGCCGTTGCTAAGAGTAGAATACCGATTCCTTTTGTTATACCCATCTTGTTTAGATCGGTAGCTTTCATAAACAAAGCAAGTTCTGCCATAAGAACACCAACAGCAAGAAGGCCTTTGCCTAAGGAAACGACGTCGATTTCCCCAAGTTTCTTAACCGCGGAAGCTAGAATGTTAATAGCCACCGCAAACAGGATCAATCCAATTGTTCCTTTCATCATTCCGCTAGTGTTGGACGATAGAACTTTTGCTGTTACCGTTAGCATAGCCATTAAAGCCCCAACAGAGATGAGCCCCTTCTCAATATCTTCCCAAGAAAGTCCCGCTAACTTCTTCATTGCCGAAGCTAGAATAAGAACAGCCAGCGAAACACCTACCATAGCAAAGGCCATTTTTGTGATGCCTTTCATACCAGGTCCTGAAATAAACTTTGAGAATATAGCCATAGAACCAAAGAGTTCAGCAAATAGGGTAGTTATTGCAACTAGAGCCCCAGTAAGTTTATCAGAATCAATTGATGCTAGAACCGCAAGAGCAGCAGCAAGAATACCGATTGAAATGGCAATCTTAAGTAGAACGCCCGCTTTCAGAGATGACTGCCAAGCCTCAAGAGATCCTTTAACGCCATCAAGAATGCCAGCGAAACCGCCTGTTACGTCCGGCATTGAATTGACAAACTTTCTGATTCCAAGGATAAGAGCTCCAAGTAGACCAGTGTTAATCAAATCAAGAATCGATGTGAAATTACCATTATCAAGAGCTTCAAGAATCTTATCTTGTAGGCTCATTATACCTTTTCCGATTATACTAGCAAGTTTATAGAACAATGGAGCTACTTTCTTAAGAATCTCAACTGTATTTGAGAAGATTTTACCGATACCTTCAAACAAAGCCGAGAATGGTTCAAATCGAATTCTTACTTTGTCCGTAAAAGTTTCGACCCCACTCAGATCAACATTATTAAATCCAGTAAAGAAGTCAATGAGCGCGGTAATACCTTTTCCTACTTTATCGACAACCCAACCTATTACATCTGCAACTGATTGAATTGCTTTATTAAAGATATCGCCTTTCTTAACCGCTTCCTCAAGAGAAACGATCCAATCGCCAACCCCTGCCGTCATTCCTAGGAAGCTACCAGCACCAGGGGCAAGTATCTTAAAGAGTCTTGATATGCCACCAATGATTGCAGAGATTGCCTGTTTACCAATACTAAGGATAGCAAAGAACCCAGCAAAAGTACGTTTAATATTGTTTACAGTTTCTTCCCCTATTTTGATTCTTTCTGTAAAAGACTTAAGAGCATTGGTCATTGTAACTAATCTTTCACCAGTCATTGGCGGGAAGATTTGATGAAACGCTTCACCGATTGGTTTTAATACCCTATTAAGGGCTTCGAATGCATTCTTGAATGATTCGATCAATGCGTCACGCCCGCCGTTGTCTTTCCAGAATTGAAGCATCTCGTTACGGGCGTTAGCAGATCTTTCAAGCATTCCGCCAATAGCTGCTCCGAGTTCGGTGTATAATTTTTTACCCTCTTCAAAGTCACCACCAATAATTTCAAATGTCTGAGCCCAACCAGATTGAGCAGATTCTTTTAAAGTGTCATACATCTGGCTAAGTGTTTTAATGTCTTGAGCTGCTGCAAACGCTCTTTTACCAATTTCAGTAGTCTCATCCGAGTATTTGCCAAGAACATCGATTAATACTTCGCTTGTCATCCACTGGTCCTGTAAAGAATCGTTGAACCCTTGAGTTGCGTTGACTAAGGTACCTTTATATGTCTTATAAAGACCGTTGCCAGCATCCGCTAAAGTTCCTGCAGCTAACGCTCCTTGTATAAGTTGATTTTTAAAGTCAACCGTTGCCATATTAGCCAATTCGATAGATTTCCAGTCAATTAGTTTAACATAACCAGATGAAATAGCTTGAGCAAAGTTATACATTGCTCTAGAAGCTTCGTTCGAATTAGCTCCGGCAAGAGCTGCTGCATTACTTATACCCTGAATAGCACCAACTGATCTATCAAGAGATACTCCAGCATTAGTAAATTTACCAATGTTGCTAGTCATGTCTGAGAAAGAATATATAGTTCTATCAGAGTATTCATTTAATTCATTAAGTTTCTTATTTACCTCTTCAAGGGTGGCTCCTGTACCGGCCATGATTGTCTGTACGGAACCCATCTTAAGCTCATATTCACTGAAACCGGCCATGATTGGATCTATAGTTAAAGCAGAAACGATTCTTTTACCAGCTTCTACGGCCGAGTTAACAATGTTTTGAATTGCGGTAACACCTATGATACCTAGGGTGGTGAATTTCCCAGCGATCGTATCGACTCCCTCTGCAATTCCAGCGAGTGAGAATTTCCTTCCTGCTTCGCCTAGCCCGGTCAAACTCTTACTTGCTCCGTCTAAGTCAAGTCCCTTCTTAAGTCTATCAAGAGACCCAAGACTTTCTTTGACGCCTGATTCGAATTGCCGATTGTTAAATTGCATTTCTACAATTCTTTCGTCGATAGATCTACTCATAAGCTAGTTACCTCCCTCCATGCTTCATTAGCAAGTCTGTCAAAGACAGGTTTTAGTGCCGGATTAATATAATCTTTTCCTTGCACGTACCCACCGTTTCTTGTAGCATGACCATACTGAATAATGATAGCTATTGGAACACCATCAACAACGTTGGAATTTGTCCACGTGATGTTAAAGGAACGTCCAAATATTTGAATCTTATACCCCCAAGCGCCTGCTGTCTCTCCAGAATCAACTGGAGTAGCTGCTTGGAGAGCGGCGACGCCTTCTCGACCATACTTATCAAGGATTTTTATGTACTCCAACCTTTGATTTCGGGTCAAGAATTTTTCTGTATTTTTGAAATTGCCACGGTGTTTAAATACAATCATGATTTGACCCTCCTTTAGATAGGTGGAGTTTCATTATCTTCTATCTTACAGTTCCCCTTATCTGGCCAAGAGTTATTTATTGACAAATTCTCAACCAAAGATTTAACCAACATAATGACAGCTGGAGCAACGAGTTCAACCAATGCCGCTTTTGACAGGCTCTCAGCAATCTCTTCTCTTTCAATATATGCGAGATAATATGAGAAGCCAGCCATAACAGCACCTATATAAACAAGTATAAATATAAGAATTTTGCTTGTATCCAGCTTACCTTTATCATTAAGCCACCATGAAATCCATATTAAGAAAAAGCCAAAAGCGACCATCCCACATATCATAAAAATTTTTAATCCCCAAATAGTTAGAATAGAGCCAGCTGCAAAGGAAAGAAGAGCTGCGTAGAAGATAAATAAAAACGTTCGTTTGAACAGTTTAGTACTTTTTATCAAGCAATCCAGCCCTATTAAGAACGGTTGCGAATTCCTGCCTTAACAGAAATCCTCTCGGATTATCGACAAGACCATCCTTATCTCCATCAGAGAAC